CTGAATTAGAATCAGAATATATGCAGCTTGACAAAGAATGGAAAAGATTAATAGCTGCGGAAATTAATGAAAAAAATCCAATAAAAATATTAAAAATAGAAGAAAGATCTACAAAAATACATAGACGACTGCGTGAAGTTGGTAATCAATTAAAAGAAATTTGTACAGAAGTATCTACAGATGTTTAATTCGATTTGCCTGACATTATTAGTCATAGCAGCATATACAAATTTGTTGTTGACAATAAAAAAAACTGGCAGAGGAGACCCTTTAAACTCCAATACCAGTTTTACCCCTATCAACCGCACCAGAAAGCGGTCTAATTAATTATAACCATGATTACCAACGAAATCGAGCCATTATCAGTCGACTTTGCAAGTTATCGGGCTGACCCTGCTTACAGCGCTAGTGATTTGAAAATAGTTACTAAGCAAAACTTAAAAGCATTATGGCATTCAAAATTTAATGAACTTGCACCTCCAAAACTTCCGACACCCGCTATGAAGTTTGGAACTTTGTTTCATGCTATGTGTTTAGAGCCAGAAGAATTTGCAACTAAATTTAAAGTTGTAGAAGATAAGCGCACTAAGAAAGGCAAAGAACAAGCTTTTGAAGCCGAGAAAAAAGGTCTAACAGTAATTACACCACAAGATGTTGCATTAGCTGACAATATGATGTCATCAATATGCAGTAATCCAGTAGCCCATGAACTATTAGACCAAGGAAAATCAGAACAAAGTTTCTGGTGGTCACATAGTGCAACCAAATTAGATCTCAAATGTCGCTGTGACAAAATTAATGGCGATACAGTTATAGATCTAAAAACTACAGGTGAGGGTGGTGCTTCCCCAGAAAGTTTTACAAGAACAATTACAGGTTTTTCTTACCACCTTCAAGCTGCACATTATCTACAAGGTACTGGTGCAAAACGCTTCATTTTTGTAGCAATTGAAAAAGTGTTTCCTTACAACATAGGGATCTACGAATTAGATAACGAATTTATTGACACAGGTTATGAACTTCAAGAACAAGCGCTTCTTAAAATATCTGAAGCAACTGAAACTGGAAAATGGCTCGGATACACCGATACCGAACCAAACGGAATCCAGACTCTCGACAAACCCTATTGGCTTAACTCCAACCATGACTAAACCCGAATTTAAAGTCATGCAAATGACACCAGAAAAGGCAAAACAAATCCTTGTTGCCAAAAATAGAAACAATCGTAGTATTAGACCTTCTAATTTAAAAAGGCTTACAAGTGCTATCGAAAATGGTGAATGGAAAATCACCAATCAAGGTATTGCTTTTGATGAAGAAGGAAACCTAATTGATGGTCAGCACAGGCTTGCAGCTATTTTAAAAACTGGTAAAACAGTTCCTATTTTAGTTGGAACTAATATGGACCCCAGAATATTTGACTGTGTTGATACTGGTGCTGCAAGAACTGCTGGCGATGGTATAGACATTCTTGGTAGTACTCATGGTAAGACTATTGCTGCTGCAATTAAGACTTACTATTTATACAACAAATGGCCTAAGCGTCCATGGTCTAGTACTGTTACTCCAACTTCAGCGCAGATTGTACAAATCTACGAGGAAAGGAAAGACGTTTTTGAAGATGTATTAGCGGTACTTGCAAAAAAACATAAAAACTTTAGATGTTTTCCTAAAAGTGTTGGCCTTTGTTTTTCTATGGCTTGCCTAGATGCTGGTTGGTCTGACATACAAATCTGGGAATTTTGGGACGCGATAACTTTAGGTGCAAATCTTACACCAGATAGTGCTGTTCTTTCATTTAGAAATCAGCTAAATAATGTCGAATACCGCAAGCGCGGTTGGTATGCGTCAAGATTCATCTTGAATGCTTTTATCGTTTGCTTTAACAAGCACGTCCAAAACATTCCTACTATCAGGTTTATTGCGCCTAGACCAGATACAGATATGTACAAAATACAAAAACCATCACACAAAGAAACTTCAATCTTGGAGGTAATTAAATCATCATGAGCATATTAAAAAAACCTAATTTAAAAGGTACTATTCAGCCACAGGATATTTACAAAAAAGGTAAATACAGTTATGTGTCTTGGGCTAGGACATCTGAGTATCTTAATGAATTAGCAGCGGGTTGGGACTTTCACCTTGAAATGCCACCAACTTATGAAACAACTGGTGTAGTTTGGGCTGCACCAGATGGCACAGGTTATCTTATGGGCTATTTTACAGATCCAGAAGGTAAGAAAGGCGCTATCTATCCTTATTCAATTATGGATATGAGAAACAACCCTATGAAACTAGATAAAATTTCTGCTAGAGACATAACCGACTCTCATAGACGCGGCTTTTGTTTTTGTGCAGCTAAAGAATTTAATCTGGGTAGCGAGCTATGGACAGGTAATGAAATTGTAAAAGCTTCAGAACCAGTAACACCATCTAAACGGCAAGCAGCTATTGAACCAAGAACTAATATAGCTGTATTAGCTCGTGATGCCATTGTGAAATCAACAGAAGAATCTCAGTTAGACAAACATACAGAAACTTTGAAAGATAGGTTTTCTGAGGGGAAAATAACTGAAATTCAATATAATCAACTTATTGACCTTATCAAAGCTAGGAGGAAAGCATTAACAGCATGAACCAAACTGAACAACAATTTTTAACATCTGACCAGTTAGCTGAAAGATATGGGTTAAGCCCTGCAACTATTGTTGATTGGCGCAGAAAAGATCGTGGACCTGAATACTACACAGTTCCCAAATATGCGGTATCATCAGGTTCCGCTAAGGTTCGATATGAACTAAAAGAAGTCCTTGCTTGGGAACAAGCAAACAACATTACACCCAAAAACCCTTTTTAATTATGGCTAAAGTACAACCAGCTTTTAATGTTCGATTCAGAGTAGTCGACAACAATAGTGCAAACCCTAATGCACCAGAAAAAAATATGATTATGGATTTCACTTGCGAAAGTGCCATGAAAATGGCAGATTTCCTTATGAAAAAAATTGACGAGGCACATGTAAATGACACGACTATAAGAATCTATACAGACAAGAAAGAATTTACTGAAGAGTCTGGATTTTCCCTTTGGGGCGGCATGTGGGGCAATAGTGGTAGACTTCAGCCTTTGCCACCAAAAGACGGATCTCAGGGCAATGTAGAGTCTAAAGATGACTTCCCCTTCTAGCTTTCCTTACAATCCTTATGAGGGTCAAATATTTTACGACCCTGATACGGAAAGAATTTTTGAATGCCAGTTTCGAGATCCTTTAGATCGAATGATTAATAAACACCTTGCACATTATGTTTGGTGCGATATTACCGAAGATGGAGAAAACTTTACTTTTAATGTTTTGTCTGATCGCTAATCTTTTCCAAACAAAATATACTTTAAGCGCTTCAGTAGAGGCGCTTTTTTATTGAATTTTTTTCTTAAATTAAATATTTGTTCTTGTTGCTCGCATATTATTTCCAAAGCACTAGCTATAAAAATGGCTTGATTTGAATTTGTTTTTACTAAATGTATTGAATATGGTTTTAAATCATCAATATCAGTTAATTGTTTTATGGCAGTAATAGATTTCTTAACCTCAAACTCTTGTTCAAGGCTTGCACCAGAAGTCAAAACTTTCATAATGTTTTTCATTTTACTGGAAAAAGTTTTTCTTCAATCATTTTTACAATTGCATCGTCAACGTCATTATCTGATTTAGCAGCCAAATCTTTTAATAGACTCAAAGCAGCTTTTCTTAACGATTCACTCTTACCAAATTTAATAAACAGACCGATTAAAAATTTAGACATGATTTGTTTTTTCTCTTACTCAAACATACCACGCATTATTGGATCTTGCCTTCTAACCTACTAACCGCCTGTGATAGCTTGTTGAGTCTGGTATATATGTCTATTATTGTTTTTTCTCTGCGGTTACTCATGTTGGATAACACCATAACAAAAGCGGTGGCTGCTGCCCCTATTAATGCACCATAAACCTCTGGCATTTGCTTAAATTAGTAATTATGTCTAGTATGACTAATAAAACAAGTTATGGCAGATAAGACAATCGAAAATAAAAAGCAATTAGATGATGATAAACCCGACTATCAGGAAAAGATAATGTTTTTAGTAAGCACTACTGCACAAGGAGCTATCCTTGCATGGTGTTTGATAGTTCTGTCTCTTGGATATATTAAATTACCTAATAAATTATTTGGTCTTGATATACCAGACCAGCCTAGAGTGGATAGCACATTTGCAGCTGGATTATTAGGAAATATATTAGCTGGTTGGGGCGTATCTGTTGGGGCTGCTACAGGTGCAAAGAAGAAAAAGAAAGAAGGAGAAAATGGTAATATCGGCAACACCAATGGTGGTGTACAAACTATAGTAATAAAACAACCAATAGAATTAATTACAAGTAAACCTGATGTAATCAGAGTCGATCCTATTACTGGGAAAGACGTAAAATCTAACGGTAAACTAGACACATGAAAAAACTTCTTCCATTTCTATTTCTATTATCAGCACCAGCCTACGCTGATATAACTCAAAAGTTCACAACCTCTGCACAGATAAGTGTAGATATGCCTTATTCTGTTACGAATAAATTAGGTACGACATATTCAATATCAGGTAACAACATAACTCCATCTGTTACTTCTGGTGGCAGCACTACCTCTGGTCAGATTGGTGGACTCAATGTTTCTAGTTTGACCGCAGGAGTACCAGCTTTAATACAGACTGATAAAGCTATCACAACAGCAGGGTCGGCCTTCAGTCTTACAGAAGCGGTGACAATGGGAGATGCAACTCCTTCTGCTGTTACACCCTCATCTGGAATAGCAGCTTTACCTCATCTATCAGGACAGACAACTGTAGGTAGTGGAGGTACTCTTGGATCTGGAGCTATGACTTCTCTATCATCAGGAGTCCATACTTGTAGTGGTGCATTTGGATCAGGTTCTAGCTGCGTGGGGTCAACTACAGTAACAATCCAAATTGACTAGGTTTTGGCTGCTATTAATAATATTATTTCCTGTCAAAATTCTTGCAAACCCAGTAGTACCAACATTTCGTACAGGAAGTTCTTCAACAAACAGCACTTCTCAAAGTGTAATAACCGAGAGCATAACCAGTTATCAATATCGGACAGGATATTCTTTAAGTGTCTCAG